ACCAACAAGCTTCTGTAGTAGTGCGTTTCTCCTTTCACTCTCGTAAATGTATTCAAGCTCATCTCTATAGCCATTTGGTCCAGAGAAGTGAGGTGCAGGGCTATAACTAATATTAAGTATCTTGACAACTACATTTGCTAGATGATCTTCAAGTCTTAACTCATAAGAAGATTTCTCATAAATAACTGGACCTAACTTTCCAATAATGGACCACTTGTTAAGGTCATCCTCTGGTAGTGTACCAGTAAAGCCGAACTTATTAGGAGTCCTTATTTGCTGAACAATCTTTGAGATCTTATTACCAGCTGATATCTTATGACACTCATCGACGATAAGTAGATCAATATGTCTTAACCATTCGTTATCTTCAAATCTACTTTGAATAATACCGATGTTAGCGATAATTACATTAGCTGTAAAGTCGGGTTTAGTCTGACCAGTCCATTTAGTAAGTTTGTATGTTGTACCGCTATTTAGAAACTCTTCATACGTTTGAGTTACAAGACCTAAATCTGGTACAAGCATAAGACACTTGAAAGTATCTCTATCACCTGCAGCTCTAAAAAAGTTTTCAATTAAAGCTGCAGTAGTAAAGGTTTTACCAGCACCAGTTCCGAGAACACATGTACCAGTTCCAAGCTTTATAGCCTTTTTAATAACCTCTTCTTGGTAATCACGAAGAGTAAATTCAAAATCATTAACCATTTCTTTATCAATACCAACTTTAATAGCCTTAGTAAGAGCAGGAGATACTTCAATGTCAGTTTTTATCTGACTCTTAATTAGATACTGTCTAATCGACCAGTATAGTCCTAACTCACAGTTACCAGTTGGTGTGATAACATACTTACGTTGTGGTGCAAATCGTGAATACCTTCTGGCAAATCTAGCACCAGTATTTTCTACAGAAAAGTTTTCACGTATCTGATCAAATAGTTCTTTATCAGTGCACTTAACTACTAGCTTACAAGGTGTCTTACCAGTTGGTTTTTTATAATCAAACGAAATCATTACATTTGTTCAAGCTTCATTATATCAATAGCATTCTTAACATCGAATCCCATTTGTGACATTACCTTTTCTACCTTTTCCAGATATTCAATAATAACATCAAACTCTCTTATCTTATCATTTAGCTCAGCAAGTGTATCGTGCCTTTCCGCTGCTTGCTCCGCTGCTGATTGAGTAAGCTTCACCGGTGAAGTGGCAATTACCTCTCTTGTAATGTTTTTCTTTAGTTCTCGTTTCTTTGCAAACGTTTGATTACGAGCAATCTTAGTCTTAATAAGTTGTGCTACCCAATAATGCTTCCTTGCAGGTAAACGTAGCGATACTTCCTTAATATTGAAGTCGTCGAGAACTAAATCCTTACCAACCTCTTCGATATATTTCTTAAGTAGTTCCATCTATTACTAATATGATAATCTCCTTTAATGTTAAATCAACTGCAGCCTTGATATTTTTTCAATACCTAGTAAATATTGGTATGACTAAGAGTGCATCATCTGAAAGGAAAGTTATTGATCCATCAACTGTTTTGAGTTTATATTTGAGTCATGATGCGGCTGCTACTTACATTGATAAACAAGGAAAGATAAAAGTGCTAGAGTATGAAAGGTTTGTCAAGCAACGATATGCTGCATTTACTACTACGTTGAGTCATAGGGAGGGTATAGGTACTACAGATACACAAAGACGTAATTTTTTACAGTATATTAAAGATAATGTAAAGAATGAAATAGAAGTGATAGTACATTCTGATCCTAAAATGGTTGATAAACTTCTACTTCAGGAATTTTTCCCAAAAGCTAAATTTAAATTAGTATATCATCATAATGCGCATGCAGTAAGTGGGTTTTATACTTCTAATTTTGATGAAGCTACCATTTTATCTTTCGACGGTGGTGGTTTTGATGAAGCTGATACTGTTACATATACTAAAGCTTATATAGGTAAAGGTAAGGGTATTAGACCAGTTAAGCAAAGTTACAACTTCTCTTTAGGAATACCATACGGGCATGTAGCCAAGTGCATTAAGGAGATTAAACACGGTCCAGACTGCACTGAAAATTCTTTAGTTTATTCAGGTAAGATTATGGGGTTATGTGGTTATGGTAAAGTACGAAGCGAGTGGTTACAGCCAATGCAGCGTTATTATGAGAGTGGTAATTTTTATGGTGATAATGATGCTTTGCAAGCACTAGGTCAAGAGATTGGGTTAGATTTAAGATTAGATACTATAGAGGGCAGCGATGGTTATGATCTTGCTGCAACTTCACAAGAGGTTTTTGAAAATAAGGCATTAGAGATTATCGAAGGTCTTATTGATAATGGAGCTCCTGGTAATATAGTTCTTGTCGGGGGCTGTGCATTAAATGTTTTGTTTAATCAAAAACTGTCTAAGATATTAAAGAAGAATAATTTTAATGTGTATGTTCCCCCATATCCTAACGATTGTGGTCTTTCATTAGGACAGTTTCTAATGTGTGTAGGTAGAAAGGAAAAGCTATCTCCATATCTAGGATTTGATATTCTAGATAGAGATAAGTTTGATGATTATAAAAAAGAATATAAAGCTACAGAATGTAGTATAAGTCAACTAGTAGATCATATTAAGGATGGTAAAATTATTGGCATTCTACAGGGTGAATCAGAAATAGGGCCGAGAGCATTAGGAAATAGAAGTATAATTTGTGATCCTTCAATTAAAGATATGAAGGACATTCTTAATTCGAAAGTAAAGTTTAGGGAATGGTATAGACCTTTTGCACCTGTCTGTAGACTTGAAGATAGTAATACTTATTTTGATGATGTTTTTGAATCAGACTTTATGAGTTACGCGCCAAAAGTAAAGGAGGAGTATAGAGATGTACTACCTTCTATTACACATATTGATGGTACTGCGAGATTACAAACTGTATCAAAAAATGGTCATAAACTCTTTTATAATATATTAAAAGAACTTAAAGAGCGAAATGAAATTCCGGTTATTTTAAATACCTCTTTTAATATTAAGGGAGCTCCTATCTTAACTACTATTGAAGATGCATTATATGTATTAAATAATACGGAGATGGATTTTGTTTATGTCGAGGGGTTTATTTTTAAAAAAAAGATTTAAACTATAAATAATAGTATGGAAAAAACATTTGCAGAACATTTTGAAGATAGCACAAAGAAGACTTTTGCAGAAGAGCTCGAAGATCTTATGGCTGAGATGACAACGGCGTCTGCTGGTGTTGGCTCTACAAATGTAACTGGAGATGATAAGCAGGGAGACTTTTACGCTCCTGATGATACACGAATAGCTAAACCTCTTGGTAAGGTTGAGACAAGGAGAGGTACTGTAGGTAAAAAAGAAAAGGATAATAAAAAGAGAGGTATCAATGGAGTCTTCTTAAAGGGTGAGGATGCAGAAGAAAAGATGTGTCCAGATGCTTGTTGTGGGATGCCTGTGAGTGAGTGTACATGTGGACCAGATTGCGAGCATTGCGATTGTTACGAGATTAATAATGGCTGATTTAGGACATTGGGAAGGACTTCTAACAGAGGAAACACTTCCATATGGTTTTGTCTATAAGATAACCAACCTTACCAATAATAGAAAATACATTGGTAAGAAGCAATGCCTTACTCTTAAGAAAAGACCACCACTTAAAGGTAAGAAGAATCGACGTATATCAGAGATTGAGACTGATTGGAAAAGATATACTTCCTCATCCAAAGAGCTTAACGAAGATATTGTAGGGTTAGGTAAGGAAAACTTTAGATTTGAAATATTATTTTGGTGTGAATCAAAGAGTGAGCTTGCATATTTAGAAACCTTACTACAATTTAAAGAGGAAGTACTGCTTAGAGATGACTATTACAATGGCATTATAAACATTCGCTTAGGAAAAGTTAAATTATCTCAACCAATACCTAATTTATAAGGAACATCTGTATAAATATTTGATATGTCTACTACCTCTTTAACTAATATGAAAAACAGTTACTTTGATGACGTTCAAAATGTTGAGTATATAGATTTAGAACCAGCTCTTGTTCAGTCTTGCAAAGATTACAATTATTATATTGCAGAAAATGAGTTAGGTAAGATAAGTAAAAGAGATAAAAATAGAATAGGTACTCATTGCATGCTTAATCAAATTATTAATGTATGTAAAGAGTCAGATACTAAGAAGATTTTCTATTATCGTGAGTATATTAAGTATCCTGTAGAGAATATGCTTGTTAAGCGTATATTTAATGCATTACCAACAACAATTGTATATGATACAATACCATTCGATGCATTTTTAAGAGAGTTAAAGTATAAAGTAGTTAAGAGAGAGGATTCCAGCGCAGTTTGCTTCAAGAAGTTCAAAAAGTTCCTTAAAACTACAGGCTTGACTAGAGTAGAAAGAGAATTTACCGAAAATGCGCGTGTTAAATTCTCTCTTTTGCCATAAATATACACATGCAAAGTAAGTTTCTCAACTTAGTAGAAGATAATACGCCTGATGATTCTGTAGATAGAAATACTAAGGCTAAGTTAACTGTATTAAGAGCTTTAGTAGCTTCATCAGAAGAAGTTAAAATTAAAAATAAACAATTTACTAACGTTTTCTTTTTTACGGATATAGAGGGTAATGAGTATAAGGTCAGTATTGATAATGTAGGGGTGGAAAATAATGAAGTTGAGGTAGATGTCGCGCAAATAGCTACTAATGATAATGAGGAGGTTAAAAAGGCTAAAGCTGAATTAAGTAATAAGTTGGTACAAAGCATGAGAAAATTAACAGATCAAATAAAATGAATAAGACATTAGAACTATTTAAAAAGTACGGTCTCACTGAAGCTGATGAGCTTGAGTTAGATGCAACAGATACAGCTGAACAGCCACCTATTCAAAATCCTGCACAAATGACTACTGAAGGTGAGAAGTTTCATGTTGAGACGTTACTTCAAGCTTTCTTACATGAACCAGATGATAGTGAGAGTAATATAGCTAAAGAGGAGCAAAAGAATATTAGAGATGCTACTGATCAGGAAGTTAAAAATATTATGAGCAAGATAGTAGGCTTCCTTAATATAGGTGTTGATTCAACTAAAGCTGCACTTGATGATATTTAGGTATAAGGAACTCTAATATACTACAGGTATGGATAGCAAAATTACAAATATATATATGCAAATGCTTATGGAGAATTCTCCAAAAGAAGAACAAGCAGTTGAATATACAATTGATAAGATAAAAGAGCTACTCGATGGAATGGATTTAGATCAAGCAGATTTTTCGCAAATGAAAAAATTGTATAATAGAATACAAACGTTTGATGGTTACAGACCTATTAAGGATACTTTAACAAAAAAGGGTTATAATACCAAGGTACTTAAAAAATATTCAGGTGAGATTCAAGCTTTAATTGAGGATTTGCCTGAGCAAGATAAAAAAGACTTCTTTGAGTTTTTGAAATCAGGTAGTACTGCTAAATTTCCTGTAGAACAGCAACAGGGTAATATTTATACTATTTTAACTGATGTACCTGGGGTCTCTCAAGGAATTGCTCAACAAATTATGAGCCATACTGGTCAAGATGAAGCAAAGCGTGGTGTGGGTATGGGGGAGTTAGCATTAGCTCTACTTTTTAGTAATATTGAAGCAGCAGGTGGATTAAAAGGTAAGGCAATCTCTGCAGCTAAAGAAGAAAAGGGTGATTATAGTGCCAGTACTATGAGAGCAGGTACAAAAAACTACGACAAAGAGAAGCATGAAGCTTATTTGAAGGGTAAACGAGATCTAGATGCTGCTAAAAAGATGGCTGTTAAGGGTGATCTTGAATTAAATGGTAAGGAATTTGAAATTAAAGGTGAAAATGCCGCTTTAGGGGCTAGATCAGATGCTGCTTTTAGTGGTCATGCAGCTAAAGCTGTGGAGTATTTATCTGAGAAGTTAGGTATAACTATTAACGGTAATACTTATGAGATAGATAATGCTGAGCCTATACAAGGCTTAAGTCAATTCCCTACTGCTCTAGCTACAGCATACAAACAAAGCCAAGCTAATAATGATGGGGATAATTTCAAGATAGCATTTAAAGGATACTTAAAAAACTTTGGTGGTTTTGAAAAAGATGGTAATCCAGATGAACTTTTAAATAGCAGAATTTATAATTCTATTGATCTAAATAATCCAAGATCAATTCAAAGAGGAATTGCTGTTTTAAATTTATTCCGTTATATTCAAAAAGAAGGATTTTATTACTTTATGGCTCATGATATAGGCACTAGCGATCCAGGAACTGGTGAATATGTTTTTGCAAGTGGTGATCCAGAAAAAATAGCTAGTGAGATCTATAATAATAAAAAAGTAAAATTTGAAAAAGTATCTTATAATGGATTAAGACCAAGAATTGGATTTGGTGCTAAGATGGTTGAAGATAACGAGATTGTTGAAAAGATATACGCGTAAGGAACTCTGATATAATTAAATAGAACGATGATAAGCTTCAAAAAATACCATGCAACTTACAGTCTTTTAACGGAGGCAAAAGCAGGAAAGTCGTCAGGTCACCTTACTCACCTTGAAGAGCTCATGCTTACAAAGGGTGAAAGTGGTTATGATGAAGCTCGTGACACGCTTATGCGCATGTTGAGCAAGTTACAAGGTAGATCGAAGAGGAATATTGATACTACTGTTAAGTGGGATGGTGCTCCTTTCATAATTGCAGGTAAAATTACTCAAGATATGATGGGACCAAACGCAAAGATACCTGTTACCGGTAAACATTTTGTTGCTACCAAGTCCGGACTTACTAATAAAGAGCCTAAGATCAACTATGATGAAGGTGATATTATTAATAATCATGGGCATGCTCCTGGATTGGTTGAAAAGCTCAAGCAAGTGTTAAAGGCAACAAAACAAATGGGTATAAAAGGTGTTATCG